TGATTAGCACAAATTGGCATTCCTTCACACGGATATTATATATGTTTATTTTTAGTGTCTTTTTTTGGATGTTTGCTTCTCCTCTAACATATATTCTACTGTATTTGCTACGTCATTCATTGCATCACGAAGTTCTCTCTGACTTCCAGAGTATTGTTCCATTTTTGTGACACCATTCTTAAACTCTTCACATAAAGTCCATCTCCATACACTTACACCTTTCGAATACCACAAATTAATTTTCATAATAATCCTTTTTTAAATAAGCCACTTACCCGACTTGAACGGGTGACCTGAGCTTTACAAAAACCCTGCTCTATCCAACTGAGCTAAAGTGGCATCAATCTACAGGCAACAATTCTGGATTTTCAATTTCCAATTCATGTAGCATAGGGTGACATTCCTCCATCATAAGATAAATGCTAGATTTATACATCTCTTCTGCAGACCACCTTTTGTTTCCATCAGCAGTTTGAACTACTTCTGGAAGATTTCGTGCAATCTCTGGAAGTTCATCAAAAGTAAAAGGAACATTCTGTATCATATATACGAGAATAACTTTACTTCCTTCCTGAGTATCATACCAAGCATATTCGGTATCTATGCGGTAATTCATTACACTTGCAGTGTACCCATTGTATTTATGGGTAATGCGAGTAGGGAGACTTGAACTCCCACGGGCATTATGCCCAACAGATTTTAAGTCTGGTGCGTCTACCGATTCCGCCATACTCGCAATAAATCAACCTTCTTCAGATTTCCAAGTTATTGGATGAAGACTACAATATTCGTTAAAAGTGATTTTCATCTCTTTATCAGTCAGTCCTGCGTTTCTTGCTGCTTTTGGAATATTCCACTTCGCCACGAATAACATTTCCATAGACTGTCGGGTTTCTGGTCTCATAATTGTAGCAAGTCAGGATTTCTTCGTAAATTGAGGGTTTGTAATAAAGCATGAAAAAGGTAATAGGTCAAAAATTTTGGGGAATTTTTTTACCCCCTTTTTTGGAATTAAAAGTTGATTTTCCCTCAGACTGGAGACGCATACGCAAGTGTGTCTTCATCAAGCACGGCACGGCATAGTTCCAGAACACTCATGAACTGGTCCACGGTTTCACAATCAAGAACCTTCTCGTCACCCTGCTCAGAGTACAGATAGAACTTACGCTTCACGGGGTCCACGACGCAGCGTGTGAGGTAGTCGTCTTGCATGGGGGGTGTTTTGCTTACCTACGTATTATAGCGCATTCAGGCGTCCTTGTCAACCGTTGTATTCTGAGATTGATGTGGCATTACCAACGAGAGCATTGAGACCAGCTTGATAATCTTGAATATTTTTTGTACGGTTTCCTGCCTCGTCATACCACACTGCCAAGTTCGTCTCGGAGTTTAGTTGACCTTAAGGTATTAATCCCAGAAGGATTATTTACATGTGGTAGTCCAATGCGAGCTCTAAGACTCGCTCTCCTATCATTAATCTCGCTAGTTAAAGCTGTAATTGAAGTAGCAGAACCTGGTCTCACAACATCAATATCTGAAAAGAAGTAATAATTACCAAGAGGTGTTTGTGATGTAACTACTCCTACTGCACCTGCATAATCATTATCACCGGAATGATATATTGTCTGTCCAATACCTAAATTGCTTGCTGAATACTCACCAGATCCAGTGATGGTCCTAGATACTCTAATATAAGTGCCATTGGCTAGTGGAAGGTCAGTTTCTCCATGACTTCCATTAGAAAGAGCTGGATAGTGATATGCTGCCAAAATATCTGGAAAAATTTGCCCCGTTAGTCCAAATATTTCTGTTGCAGGAGTTGTAGTGGTATTAGTTGCATAACTAACTGAACTAATTCCAGCTTGATAAACAATTCCTGTAGTTGGCGCAGTGGCTCCAGGTAAAATTAATTGTTTATCAGCAGGTGGATTGGATGTAGGTATTGCATCAAATGCCTCCGTCATTATGCCGACAATTTGCTGTTTCTTCGCATTAATTAGATCAATATATTCTCTTTCAAGAATATCATCCATTGCCTCACATGTTTTTTTGATGTCTTTAAACTTTTGAAGTTGTTGTCCTTCATAATCTGGTCTCTCTACCTGCCTACCATCAACAAATTCCTCAGGTGGATTCTCAACAGGAATTGGTAAAGGAGCACCTGGATTATTCTTTAGAGTTTCGTCATCATATGCTTTATCAGATGTCAGTTCATCAAAGGCAGCAAATCCTGCCTTACCACCAGTAGTATCTTGTTTATCCTGAAATGGATTTGCCATTATCTATAACCTCCAATAATAAAGTCATCATTATTACCTGGATAATCTGCTGGAGATTCTCCATCATAAACAACATGCAGTTTTTCCTCATGATTATCCCGATTTATATAACGAGCAACCCACACCTCATAGAAACAATCAATATTTGATGCAGTTCCAGATTTTATTTTAACTACCTTACCCCAATCAATACTTTCTACAATCAAATCCTGAGAAGATCCAATTTGAGTTAAAGTTACAGTTATAGAATCTGGATCAACCAGACCCTCCCAATAATCTGGAAGATTGATTGTATTTTTACCGGTCAATCTACCACGAACATAGATTCCTGCTTCTGGACCTTCAGCACAAACGTGACGAATTCTTTTACCCGGTTGAGTTGCATGAGGAATATCAAAAGATTTGTTACCACTTGCCTTACCAGTAACATTACCAATAAGGTTGCCAATAAAGGTTGGAGCAGTGACATTTCCACCATAAACTCCAGTTGCACCTACTTGTAAGTTTGTATCAACCGCAAGATTTCCCAGTCGCATATTATAATGCAACCAAGGTTGACATGCTTCTTTTGGATATACTGATGCCTGAGTGATTGCTTTAGTTGGATAATCAAACATCGTAGAGAATCTACCAAAAGTTGGTTGATCTCCACAATGAGTACTCCAATTTATCTCTGGGGGTAAAAATTCAAATGCCATTATTCTTCTCTCTTGTCGTAGTGGTATCCTGAAACAGAATATTCGTCATTATTGCCTGGGTAATCTGATGGACTTTCTCCTTCATATTCTGGAATAAGTCTTTCTCCATCAGATCCTTTCACCATAGATGTGATAGTAACAGTTGATAGGAATCCCTCCGTTTGACTGAAGATATACTTTATCTTCATCAACTCTTTTCACAATTACATTTTGATGTGCTCCGATTGGAGTTAAGTTAACTGTAATTGTAGTCCAATCAACTAGTCCCTTCCAATATGTAGGTAGCAAAATTTCATTTGTATTTCTTCACCTTACCTCTAACATATACATCATTAGATGGTCCTTCAGGGCAGGTATGTCTTAATCTATATCCTGGTTTGGTTGGGTGTGGGATATCAAAATTCTTCTTTGCAGCAAGAACATGTCCACCATTATTGGACATAATATCACCCTGTGTTATCAGATGGCGACCACCAAATATATCTTCTTTTGTATCAACAATTCCTAAGAATGCACTGGTTCCGGATACAGCAAGAGAGTATGGACTGTGATTACCTCCTGGCAATAGAAGTCCTGGAGTAATACCGGCAAGGGAAGAAATTGGTGAGTCATCAGAGTTAGCATATGCACCAATACAAACTGTTGCATACGGAGTTATAAATTCAGTTGCTCCTCCAAAAACAGCAGGTCCCTCAATATACGAACCTCCATTAACTTTTACAGCACCCTCTCCGATAGCAGGGACAATACCAACTCCAACTCGGAGTTGTCCTCCTGTAACTACTTCAGTCTAAATTCATTTTTTTATGCTAAGGTAAAGTTCTTTTTGTGATGATAATCATTTCCATACTTATCTGCTTTAACAGAACTGGCATCAGTACATGATCTCATAACTGCTGCAATAAATTTCATCTGTCCATTTGCGACCAACTCTAAAGTGTTTGGTGTTGCTAATCTAAGAAGATTTTTTGCAGTACAATTAATCTTTTTGGCATCCAAAAGTAATACTTTCGGATGCATTTAATTTAATGTTTCCTTGATCACTACTACCCACAGGCAACTAACTCAATGTCATCAGCTACCATTCTTATTTTACCATTACTGGCAATAATGTCAATATCACCATTCTCTGCATTAAAGAATATACCATCCTGTTCAGTGTCAAGATCTGCGCCACACTTAATGGCAACAGTACCAGGACTGGTTAATGTTGTGTATCCTGGTCGTCTGTCCATCATGATCCATGTAGAAACGATGACGACCATCCTTTACCCTGTAACATCACAGAAGATGTCACATCACCTTTTCTATGGAACTTTACCAAAAGAAATAGATCCATGATCATTACCATACTTCAATAGCAGCTATAGTTACACTTTGATGTTTCAGATCCTTCTTTAGCTCTACTATTATCTGTATTAGTTCTAGTTGACATTTTATCTTTTGATAATAACTATTTAAGCAAGATTATTTGGAGTTCCTGGAATATTAAGTCTAGGATTATTACTGTTGACATCAGTACCAGATCTCTGAATTGCAGAAGGTGTTGTAGTAACTTCAGCATCGATGCTCTCTTGTAGAGTTGCATAGACTTGGATAAGTTTTCCTGCAGTCTCATATCTTCCAGCAAAAGGAGTTCCATCTTTAAAGAAGACTTCACCATAGTATGCACGACCTTCAATATATCCAGTCTGCTTAAGACCAGCAAGGTCAGTGATTTGGATAACAGTATCTTGAGGAACATTAACTGGATCTACAATCAATTTAGTTACGGGAACAAATGGTTTCCTTGGTGGTGGGTAAACAACTATGTTTGGAGTTCTTGTGATAGGAATACCCTCACTAGGAATACCAACTTTATCAATTGTACCAAATGGTCCTTTTGTGATAGGAACAGTTCCATATCCAACAATTTCAATAGTATCACTAGTAATACCAATACCAGTCGTAATATCAGTTATGAGATCAGTTAGTATAACTTGACCAGGAACACCCTCAATTGTTGGGTTATCAGGTGGAGGATAGGAATTTCCTTCCTGAACCAACTGAATTTCACTAACGGTATGCCCACCCCCAACAAGTCTCTTACATGGTGGTGAAATAAGAACAGCACTGACTCCTACAGGATTAACCAACCAAGATCTTTGATCTCCAATTTCTACGGGTTCCTTACATGTAATTTTACAGTCAACGTATGTTGGATTAGTGTTAAAAGAAGTTCCTGAAATTTTTAGATTTTGTAATGTAAGTTTAACATTACGTTTTCCAGGTTGTATAGTTGCAGATTCAATTTTTGTTCCTCTTCCTCTTGCAGTTCGTATAGTTTGATATTTGACATTGTTCTTGGTTGTCATTGAAGCATCACTATCAAGTTCAACTTTATCTGTACTAACTTCAATTATTACTGAATCATCAACTTCTATTTCAAATTTATATTCACCGTTAATTGGGAATTTGACATCTTCCCAAATCATTTCCCAAGTTCTGCCTTGAAGATTTTCTCCACTTTCTTTTCTTCCTTTGGGGAAAAATGGTGAAAGCAATCTTCTAGCACGACCAGTGCGAATATCTGAACCACGTTTGTATGTGGCAAGAGTTGGATTTAAAATTATACTATCAGTATTTTCAATGATTCTTGAGTTATTTGTACCACCACCACGGGTAGTTGCGCTCCTATTTACTTCCTTATCTTTAACCTCATAAATTACACCATCAATTTCTGTTATTGGTTCTAGAACCTCAAATACTGCATCATCAAATCTATATGTAAGATCCCAAGTCCCTCTACGACGCCTTCTTCCATCTTTATTACTATTTGCTTTTTCAGTTCTATGTTTATTAGATGGGGTAAAGATGCCTGTAGTACATTGAATCATCATATCATTATTATCGTTTTTAGATCTAACGTAATCTGCAAAGACAATATTGCTTGGATCTGTTTGACCACCACCTTCTTTCTTGACATCTGCTCTACCAAAACCTTTAGCCATACATCCTTGCTCAAGGATACCATTACCAGTAGTTGTAACTGTTGCTATTGGTTTAATATCAACTTGTCTTGTTGCATTAAATCTAACAAGTTTAGCGTCTTCACCTTTGGATCCTATTCTATTAAAAGTAACTCCATTAATTTCAACAGCATCCAAAGCAACTCCAGCAGTGTTTGGATTATCATCTACATCAAGATTAATCGTAACTGTAACATTACCTTTAACCTCAATACCTCTACCATCATCGGTAAATTTAGCAGTTCCCCTCCTTCTGGTTCAACATTTTCAATTCTGATTACAGCATTTTGATCACTACCGTCACCATCTTTTAATCTAATTGTTTGACCACTCTTTGTAACTTCAATTGGGTTATTACTACTGTTCAAATTCGTATAGGTGAGCGGAAATATTTTTGTGATATTTTCTGAGGTTGTTCCTGCGGAAGTTGATTTTCCAACTGTTATAGTTTTAGTTATGGCATCTTTTTTATTCTGATGTGATGTCTGTTTCCATGTCTTACCAGCGACTTTAATGTTACCAACTGCTTTTCCATTGCTGTTTGGATCATCATTCCATGAGAGTTCTAAAGAAACATCACCATTACCCTTTACAATTAATTCGGATCCATCCCCACTAAACTTTGCAGTTACTCCAGGTGATTTTGATACAATATTAAATTCTGCATCATTATCCATTTGATCAGTTGTATCAGTATAGATAATTTTTTCATCTGTAACTCTGACAATTTTAGCCTTGTTACCTCTACCTTGTGTTCCTGGTGCTGCTACTTCAATTGGATACGCTCTTTCTTTAGTTGTGGTTATTTTTGGTGTTCCAATAAAAGTAACTTTATAATCTGTATTACGTTTTACTTTTTTGGTTATAGATTCCGTTACTTTACTCTTCTCTACATTATTAATTGTGAAAGTATGATCTCCACCTTTTTCTTTAAAGATGGCTTTGATGTCCATATTTTTTTTAGATCCTTGACCATAAACTTTAAATTCAACAGGAACTCTGATGGGTCTATCTTTTCTACTAGATTTAGTTACCCAATCTTTAGTATGAAATACTTTCTTCGTGACTTGTCTATACTTAATTATTTCACCTTGAGTGACATTAATATCAATTTGGGGCTTTACCTTTCTCTAAGAAAATTTTATTACTAGTCAACTTAGATTTTTCAGTTCTAAATCCATTAATTTTTTTAATTTCTTGAACAGTTTTGGAGGTAACCTCACTATTATCTGGTTCTTGAGTGATGGTACATTTAGCAAAATTATCAACAGTTCCTTTGAAGTTATAGAAACCTGTGTATGGAATATTAGCCAACCAAGTGTTATCCCAAGACTGTCCACTATATCCACTACCTTTAGCACCGATAGGAAGAACCGGTGACATCGCATAACGATTCATAAATTTACTCCAAGTTTTTCTTCCACTAGGAGCACGATGACTACAAGGATGCCACTGCTCTACTTCTGCTTCATGTCTAGTGGTCCAGATTGGATTTGGTGGACAAGGACCATCTTGAATTAATGGTGGTTCTTGAGGGATTGGTGGTGGAGGTGCATGAATTGTTAAAGCAGCACCAAATGGATTTTGATTCCAAGATCTGCGAATAATAATTTCTTTTTCAACTTTAACATATGCTGTCTTAATAATAACAGCAAGACCCATTGGATTTCCATCAATAATAGATTTTCCTGGTACTTGTTGTAGGAAAAGCTTTAATAGTATACTTTCCTTTCTTAACTTCTAATGGAAGAGTTTGTAATCCATTAGACTTTCCTGGACCTCTAAATCCTTTTATGTCTAATGTTTGTGCCCTGAATTTATTGTTAAAAATTTCTAAACGAACATTATCATCAACCTGAACATCAATATTATATGTTCCAGATGCAGGAAATTCGACATTCCTCCATACGATTTCATGAGTTCCTGCATATGCCAATGCAGAACCTTCAATACTCTCTAATGATTTTTTAGATGAATTATTTCTACCATTTTTAGGAGGTTTTGCAGGTTTTGATTTTGGTGGATTAATGGCTCTTATATAATCAATCTCAAGTCCAGCATTTTTATCCCAACCATTGTTAAAATCGTCATCAAAAACAATTGTATTATCTACTGTTTTAAATCCAGAAGTTGAAGAACCACCGCTTGCAATAACTTTATAACTTTTTCCTGCAGTAAATTCACCAGAACCTTTAATTTTTTCTTTTTCTTTTCCAACTAAACGATTTTGCCCTCTCCCTAAGTTTACATTATTAATATTTCTTTTTAAATCAACATTTCCACTATCGCTTTCAATTTTAACATCTCTGACTGCTAATCCAGAAGTTGTTAAACTATCATCAACTTTTAATTTAAATCCAATTTTAAGCCTTACCATCACCAATAACCTTCATGAAGAGTTCTCCATTGGGTCCACCCCTTCTTTCAAATTTTACTTTTGGTTCTTTAAATGTTTGTGGTTTAGGAACAGTAGGAGGAACTGATTTAATTTCTGGATCAATTTCTAATGGATTGAATGGTGTAACGGCATTTTTAGCAAAAAAGTCTCCATAAGCACCTACACTAGGTCTTACTCTAAACAAAGGTCTATTTGCTTTGTCAATATATTGTTTAGTATTAAAAACTACAGACTTTTCAATGTCAGATTTTTCTAATGACTCTCCTGTTCTATCATCAACAATATTTGCATCCTTAAGTTCTTGCCAAAGTTTACCTTTTAATCCGTAAGAGGCAACATCAAATACAAATTCAATATCAAATGTATTTCTACCCTTACCACCCTCCTTTAATCCAGGGGTTCTTGCAGCATTGGACGATGTAAAGATTCCTCCTTTAACCGTAAAGATTTGCATGTCATCATTATCGTTTGCAGATCCAATGTAATCTGCAAAAATTCTATTAGAACTTCCTCTAGATTCTTTATTTTTAGTACCGTTTTCGATGCAACCTTGCTCTAAGTAAGAATCCTTACTCTTAGGAATTTTCTTTCCGAGAGTGATGGTTTCAACTTGGTTTCCTTTTTTACCTGTCTGCTTAAATGTTTTATCACCAACTTTTAATATTCCAACTGACTTTCCATTACTATTTGGATCATCATTCCATGAAAGTTCTAAAGAAACATCACCATTGCCTTTTGTAATAATACTAGATCCATCCCTACTAAACTTTGCAGTTACTCCAGGTGATGTTGACACAATCTTAAATTTTGCATCGGTATCCATTTGATCAGTTGAATCTGTATATCTAATTTGTTTATTTTCAACTCTGACAATTGCAGGAGATTCACCTCTACCGTTTGTTCCAGGTAGTGTTAATTGGATTGGAGTAGTTCTTTCTTTGTTTGCATCAACTATTTCAGCAGTTGCTATGAACTTAACATCATACTTTGCACCAGAAGTTACTCTACGATATACAGTTCTAACTTTCTTATTTTCTCCATCATTATCAATAGTAAAATTATCGGTGACATCTGCGTTATTTGTGAAGACAGCAGAAATTTTTCTATGCCTACCACTTCCTGAACCAACAACGTTAAACTTAACAGTTCTTCCTTTACCACTCTGTCCACTATCAGCAGTATACGTTTCTGTAATTATTTTCTTTTGAGCTGCATTAAGTAAATCAATCCTAATCTCATGATCTCCTTTTAGAACCTCAAGTTTTTTCTTTACTGGATTTTTCTTGAAGGTGTTTGAAATGTTCATAATTGAAACATTATCAAAAAAAACTTCTCCTATATTATCTGCTGCTCCTTTAAAAGTATATTTTCCATCATGAGGAAAATATTCTTTATACATTAAAGAATATGGTTTATCGGCCTTATCTGTACCCTCTCTATCGGATGGGAGTTGAGGTGCAACAGCATACCTATTCATAAAACTATCAGTAATCTCAGTCGTAAAAGTTTTATCTTTTCTTCTATTGAGACGATAAGTTAAGTCAAAAGTTCCTCTCTGGTATCTATTTTTTTTATTTGCTTCAATTTGCTTAAGTTTTTTCCTTAATTCTTCTTTCTTTTCGAGTGCTTCTTGCAGTTCTGCAGTGACAGCATGAACTCTGTTGCGAGCAATATCACTTCTTTTCTTTTGAAGGTCTTTAATCAAATCCTGTTTTTTTGCTTCAAGATTATCAATATTTTTTTTAATTTTTATATTTTTATTTTGAATACCCTCAGTATCAAAACTTATTTTTTTTCTACTTCCTGCTCTAAAACTACCAATATTAGACATGACTTGAATGTCATCATTATCATTGGCAGATCCAACTACATCAGCAAATATAATTTTAGACTTGCCCCCACTTCTTTGAAGTTCTCCTCCTTCTTTTGGTGCTCTACCACCCTCTTCCAATAATCCCTGCTCGACATTGAGCGAATCTGCATTCTTTACTACCTTTCTTACATTTGATGTTACACTATAATTAGTATTTGCTTTAAGAGATACTAACTGCGTTCTTTTCTTTCCACTTCTTTTCTCATTAGTAACACCTCTTACCCTAAATTGATGTGATCCATCCTCTGCTACAAATTTGAAAGAGATATTTCTATTTTTATATGTTCCCTGACCATAAACTTCAAATTCTACATCAACAAACAAATCATCTCTTAAATTACTTCCACCCCAAGCCCAATGCTCAACAGGAAAAAGAATTTTACCTAATTTATTTGCAATTTTTTTTGTGCCATTTCCTACAACATTTACAGGAGTTTCATCTCTAGTAGTCCACCAAGGTTTGTTTGGATCATAACCTTTAAGGAATCTAAGATATTCTTGAAGTTGAGTCTCAAATCCAGAGTTATTTTCTAAACTTAAAATATTTCCAGGATTCCATTCTCCAATAACAGTTTGATCCGACATGGAGTAATCCTTTCCCCAATCGAGATTGGAAACATCTACTTCATATTGCCCCAATTTAAAATCATAAAATTCAAAATCATCTTCATCATCAAAATTTTCTACCCGAAATCCAGATGCTCCCAATTCAGAACGTCCAGAGGCTCCAGATCCTCTTTTATATTCATCAAAAATACGAACTTGTGGTGGAAATTTATATCCAAATCCACCATGTACCACACGGGCATGAAGTATTGAACCATCTTTACCAATAATTGGAACTGCAAGAGCACCAATTCCACCACCACCTTGGAGTTCTATTCTTGTTCTACGTTTACCTTCAGAACCATACTTTCCGTAATTTTTTTTAGTATTATATTCTCCAAAATCAAGAATATCAACACCAGAATTATTATCTAATGGTGAGATTTCTGGTTCTCCACCACCAGAAGTGTCTGGATCAGTTTTAAATCCTCTAACAGTATTACATGGGTCAAATTCACCCGTTTCATCATCTACAAGACCTTTAGGTCGATGTGTGGGTAGAGTATCTTCATTAGTTAATTTATTTACTTCATTAATATTAATGTATCTTACTCCATCTCTATTTGCAATAATAAATTGCGTGCCAGGATTTGCTTCGGCATACTTATTTGCAGCATAGACACTAAGTCCGCTTATATATCCTTTTCTAGGGTGAACATATCCAACACGAACTGCATCATTCGCATCTTTATTCTCTGCGAAAATATTATATTTCGAATTAGTTGATATGCCAGAGATTCTTGGGGTAGACATACTATATTATTTCTACTGATGTCATATGGTATTATTTATTCATCATTAATACGTGGTTAATGCTGCATTTTTCTCTTCTTCAGTCATAGGTTTAGAAAGATCACCAGCATCAAGGTCAAAAGAAACATCTGATTGATTTTTTGCTGGTACTACATACTCAGGTTGTGTAGCGGGAGTTGTAATTCGTTGGTCTCTTGCTTCACCACTGGTCTGAACAGAATCTGCCACAGAAGTTACACTAGGAAGTTCTCCTGCATCTGCTCCAGCAGCTCCTCCTGTAGCAAGTTGATAATAATCATTGATTGCTTTTTTAGGCATAAGTTCACCAGGAAACACATTAGCAATAACATTTTGGAAATCTAAAGCAGCACCAAGACCACTTGAAATATCTGGTATCATATCTAATGCACCACCCATACTATTAGTCACAACAGCAGCACTATCTCCAAAATCACCAAAAGAATCTCCCAATCCACCACTTATAAGATCTCGATTAGCAGCAAATGTACTACTGAGACCAGTAAGTTCCCCTTGCTTATCCTCAATATACTTATTCAAACTCTTAACAACATTATCATTTGCCTCTGTCATTTTTTTCTTATTTTTAGATATTAATGTAGACGCAATACTTTCTGCAAAACACATTGGAACTTTTGGAGTTGTTTCAAATTTACCTCTCCCCCCATTAGATGCAGATGCTCCTTGATTATATGCAATTGCTCTTGCTTCATCTTCTCTCTGCGTTGGTTGCAATGCATCTTTTAAAGCAGCACATAATTGGTCTCCAAGTCCTCCAATCATTTCATTATACAGTCCCAACATCATCTTATTCAGTTCTTCTTTTAAGTCACCAAACTGATTATGAAGGGCATTTGGTAGAGCAGCAACTACTTTTGACATTACAATATTAAGTTGCTTCAAAACAAATTCCATTATTTTGTCAAACAAAACCTTCATATACTTTGCTGCTTGTTTAGCACCTTTACATATCATTTCTTCAAGATCAATCGGTGCGCTTGATACTGCATCAACGTAACTTTGGATAGCATTTAAATACTTATCCATTCTTTGAGTAATATTATCAATAATAGTTTGAATTGCCTTCATTGCAGACCCTACAGGATCGTCTGGAATAGGCATTACAACTTTTTCTTCTGCAAAGTCTTGTTCCTTTACATCACCTGCACTAATAGCTTGAACATCTGGACTTTCTCTTTGTGGTGATGCTTTCAGAGGAACATCAGGACCAGTATTTTGTGATTCATTTTTGTTTACTAAATCAGATACTGCTTTCATCGCAGCATCTTCTACTTCCTGAAAAGATAAACCATCATTTCTTGCTTTCTCTCTCGCATCCCGTGCTGCCTCTAATGCACCAGGAACTTGTGTTAAAGGAATATCTGGTCTTAGTCCAAATTGATTTAAAGTTGTGCCTGGTGCTACTTGTGCTGCTGCAGCAGAAGAGTTAGGATGTTCTGATTTTAAATCTCCATCAGGTGGAAGTTCTTTTTCACCAGTCTTAGGATCTTTTTCTTTTTGACCTGTTGCATATCCACTGACTGCTAGACTTCCTGGTTGTTTATTCGTAACTCTATTATCACCAATGGTTGTAGCAGGTTTATTCTGAGAGTTATTTCCTAAAACACCCGTGATAATAGGAACGGACATTGCCGAACCATCCATAAAGAAACCAAACACCATGTTTCCTCCACGGAGGTTTGGTGTTGTGCCACTATTTGCAAGAAATCCACCAGCAGTTACTGGATAGACTACAGAAGCCCAGGGTAAGTCCTTAGAAGGTATCTCAGTTTCACCTTGGTCATGAAGACCAAGAATCCTTACTTTATATCTTCTACCCCAACCTACATTCTCAGCCTCACGTTGCATGGGGTTTAGGATATAATATTATCTTTCCAGACAGAATCGTCAGCAATTTGACCTATCCACCAGAAATAACTGGATCCTAGTAGACCTGACTCAAATAATTCTCCTCCGCCGTTTGCCATACTCAGTCTTCGTAAACTCTACATTCGTCTGCTTCAGGTTCCATTTCACAATAAAGTTCTAGTGCCGTGGGATCATGATGATCTCCTGCAGCAATTTCTTTCTTATGATTTTCTGCATATACTTCTAGTTCATGCAGTTCACCTTCAATGTGACGGCGTTGTTGTGGCGATGTAGATGCATTATCTAGAATCTTTTTATCAACTTCAATATGCTTTTCGATACTTTCCATTAGTTACCTTCTTGTGTGATTTCCTTGTCTTCCAGTAGAATCTCTAATAAGAGTTAGTTTAGTAAGAGTCCTGTCAGGTGTTATGTAATGACATAAACTTGCTATAATATATAGACCTCCACTTTCCTTGTCAACTTCATCATTCTTTGTGTCTTCTTCTGGTGAGGGTCCATCAAAGAATATCATATCACCAGCATGTAATTCAAAATCTCCTTGAACTAGGATATGAACTCTTGATGCGAAGACTTGATTATATCGCATAATTGACTGACTGTAAACAGAAGCTATGTCAAGATTTTTTTCTTTAGAACCTTCAGTAGTTTCCGAAAACGTACCAGTATTATCAAAGAGCATACTAGTTCTCCCAAATTCTTTGATTAATTTTGGGTCAAAGTCAACTAAGTTTTTTGCTGCTGTTTTCAATGGTTCTATTTTTTCATCAATATCCTTCTACAATGTCTTCTATTATGGATAATATAGTTCTTTTAAAACTAAATCCACCATTATCGGGCCCCTGATCAAATGATATTAAGCACGTTGAGAATGCTCCCAACTTTGACATTTCCAATTTATTTGCAGTTTCTTTGTCGTATGTAAGTGCTTTATAATCATATCCTTCCGGAGTCCCAGACTTATCTGTAGTTGAGTTAAAGATAATCGATCTTTTTCTAGGATTTTTTTCTTCATCAAACAAACTATCAATAGATTTAAAAATCATCTTGTCAGAAGTTTCAAAGAAAAAATATCCTGCAGTTTTTCCTTCTCCACCAGCTGGTTGTGCTTGCTTAGAAAAATTATTAAGCATGTAATAAGGTCTTCTATTTAATCCAAATTCTTTAATGGCATTAGATGTTTCCTCAATATCCAATTCTTTTTCAGATTCAAGATAATCTGTTATCAAAGTTTTAATATGTTCCGAAATTTTATTCTTAGGAAACATTGCTCTGACATTTTTTGTATCATTGATTGCAAATGCCTTTGATGATAATGGAATAAACATTAATTGTTTAGTATTCTCTTCCGATACAGACGCAGTTTTACCAACTATCATCTCAATAGTTAATTCGGTATCATTATTATCCTTGGCAGAGAATTGAAATGTTTCTCCACCGTTCATAGGAAGACCTTGTTGAACCGTTTTCTTATCTATTGAATTACCACTATCAGCAAACAGATAAGTTGCCTTTACAGCATCTTGTAAGATGCTTTCATAATATCTAAATTCAACAAAACCGCCAGCAACACTCACAGTACGCTCGGCATCAGTCTTATGAACTACAACAGCCTTTTGTACTGCTGAAGATCCTGCATTTGCTCCTGCTGTTTTTTTAGTTTCTGACATTTTTATTTTACTCTACCTCTATTTAACCAAATTTATATAGGATTTCTCTTCCATTAGATCCTGACCCAGAAGATGAGGATGAGAAAGACATATCTCCCATTGAAGACTCTTGACCACCACTAGAATAACCAGAATCAGATCCTCCACTGACAGTTGGTGCCATTTGCTGTTCTGGTCTTTCATAATCAGTATATGCCATCAGTACTTCAACAGCATCTTTACCTTTTGCATGATTTATCGCATCAAATAATCCAGGGTATGCACTTTCAATAGCAGTATAGGAATCATTATCAATAACAAATTCCTCACCTTTCTCACCCAACATTGCATGAGTGATTCCTTTAACCAAACCACCAAGTCCATATGCGAGGTGAACATGGTCTCCATGACCACCAGGATCGACCATAGTTGATCCTGGGAATGAAGCACCAGTAATCATCTCGGCAGGTTGAACACCTTTCTTCTTATTAAACTGATTGATGACATCAACAATCGGTGCTTGTTCATTAGTGAACGCACCAACATCAATTGCTCTACCACTATAATGATATGAACCACTCGCGTGACTTCCTCTTACACCACCAAAGTCTGGGTGTTCTATAATTGCATTATAATCTCCATATCCATCAGAGGCAACAGCAGCAGAGTCGAGATTTTGTTCAATGAATTTTCCTGCCTCTCCAGATACATTAGATGCTCCGCTATTGGGGTCAAGGTCTCCGGTTTTAACTGATCCAGATAACTCTGGACTATGAGCTTGTGAAGAAGTAGAAGGATTATTTCCTTCTGCTGCTTTTGCTTTTGCAATTTCTTCAGGAGATTTTTGTTTTACATCTTCACCCTTTATCATCGCAACAATAGTTCCAAGATCTGGAAGTTTAGATGCAAATGCATCAATCTGACCCTTAATACCTCCAAGTCCTACTTTATTGAATATAGCATCTTCACCTGCTTTAATGTCAAATGAATCACCTAGTAGTGCAGGACCCATATCTCTCACAAACATATAACCATCCTAAAGCTGTTGACAGAACACCCAAAGGTTGCTAACCTGGGAAGATACTTGCAATGTCTGCAACACCTGCCATCATTTCAATAAGAGAACCAAAACTATCACCCTTAGCAAGTCTATCATATCCAAATGCTAGGTTTACAAAACCACCAACAACTGGAAGGACTTTACTCCCAAGTTTCTCAAGTATTTTTGAACCAAGTTCTTTGAGTCCAACTTTAACACCACCTTTTTTAGCAAATGCCTGTAGAAGTTTTTGAACTATAGGTAATTTTGCAAGGTTTTTAAATATAGAATCTGAGAAACCTTGTAACGTTTTTGCTATCGGTTCAATAATTGGTCTGAGTGGTTTAATAAGGTTTTCTACTGCAAGTTTTTTCCCTGCATCAATTAAGTTACCTAGACCTGATGTTACCGACTTATACTTTTCACTTATTGCCTTACCAGCATTTGAGAATGCTTTTGATGCTACATTACCAGTTAAATTATCAATTGCCTTAGCACCACTTACAATAGCACCACCAGTTGCTTTTGCAGCACCGACCACTTGCTTACCAAGAAAATCTGTTGCTTGTGTAGTCTTCTTACCAACATCATCAAGGAAACCTAAGAACCCGCCTGGTTTTGCTGGTGTTATTGGGGTTACTTTCCTTGCTGTGTTTAGTGCATCAGGTGTTGCTACATTAGCCTGTTTTGCCTGCGTAAATGCATCAATCTGATTATCTGCGAATCCATATTTCTTTTGGAGATTCTTTTCAACATTAGTCTTAGCACGAATCTTTCCGTCAGGTTCAACTATCTCATCTACTTTAATTCTTCTAGTCTTACCGTCAGCATCTACTCCCTCTCCAGGTTTTAGTTTTGGTTTACCAGTTTTGGGATCTATTTCTGTTGGTTTCCTTCCCTCAACTAAATCTTTTAATCCTTCAAAAGGATTAAAAGCAGCAGAAAGTAATCCAATAATTCCTATTAAATTAAATACCTTATTCAGATTCGACATGAATCCATTAAAGGTTTCAGCAGCGCCATCACCAAATTTATCTTTTAAGAATCCTTCAGTTGCATCATACATATCCTGACCAACCGCCAGGAATGTTCCTGCGGCATCAAGAATACCTAATACTAGATCTACTATAAAGGTAACACTGCCACCAATAAATCCAAGAAGACTTTGACCACCTGGCAACTTAATGGTAGTAAGTTGTATTAAAAATGCACCTAAGAAAATATTCTTAAAGAAATCAAAAATACCAGAGAGTAATCCCTTTCCAGGTACATTAAACTTCTTTCCAGATTTCTTATCTTTATTTGGTGTAAGTTTTTCTAGACCAGTTTCTTGTTTTTTTCTTTTCTCTTTTTCAAGTCCAGTTCTTTCGGATTTAGATCTTGCTTTATCTGCAGCAAGAGTTCCTTTCAGGATTTTATTAATTTCAATTACTTTTTCTTTTATAATAAGAATAGTATCTTGTTCAGTCTTTTCACTAGAACCAGATGGAGTTGGTTCTTGTATTGGTGCTGGGACAATTGCACTAGAAGGAATTAGTGTTGTCTTAGGACGAATCGCTAATCCACCCGATTTTACCTCTTCTTGCTTCTCACCCTTTGCACCCTTCATTGCATCAGGTTTTACTTTAGTTTTTTTACCTTTAATAAAGTTTGTGGCAGCACCTTTGGCAGCACCCTTCACAAGGCCTCCACCCATCGATTTTAATCCTGCTCCTAGTAGTGCTGGTAATGCCATGTTATGCTACCGTCAATCCAAGGACTTTAATTTTATCTGGTGATATTGCTGCATTAGCATCAATATCTGGGAATGTATTTCCGCTTGAAGTCATAGCATTTGAACTATTTCCAGATGACTGCTGACCCCCAGAAGCAGAAGAAGATCCAGTCCCTCCCCCTGGTCCACCAAATCCAGTTTGCAATGCCTGGAAGGCAGACACTGGCGGGCCAGGAGGAGATCCACCAGCTGGTTTACTCATAGATTTACTAGGTGATCCACCACTACTTCTAAAGTTTGCAACCAACTCATCATAACTAGCTACTGGTTTAGAACTACCGCCACCAGAACCACCACCAGAACCACCACCAGATTGTCCAGGAGGTGTATACGATCCCCCACCACCACCGCCACCAAACGCAGTGATAGCACCACCGCCAGATGTCTTATCGTATGCGATTGGTTCTGATCTTGCTTGCTCAACAATTGCTCTTTCATCAGCAGTTGCCTTATCACTTGGACCAACCCATGGAGAAATACCACGCTCCTTTATTAATTGAAGTGCCATTAGATCCTGAACAGCAGGAGAGAACTTAGCACTATCTGGTATTCCTGCTCTAGCCGCAACCTCAGGAAGAGTATTACCAATGAACTGATATGCGCCAACAGCATGAAGTTTTCCTGCCTTTATCCACTGGTAATTATTCATACTGCCATCATCACGTTGGAGTTCTTTTATTTCACCGAGAGTAAAATCTGTCAAAGATCTACCTTCGTGTTGAGGCATTTTCTTAATATCACCAGAGAATCCCTCAACACCTCTACCACCCTTCGTTCCAATCTGATTAACAGCATCATAACCTGCTGCTCCAGACTCATATTTTGCAAGAACCTGAAGTGCTTTCTGTTGAGTTTCACTCAGAGTGCTACTAGATGATTTTTCTTCACTTTCGCCTTCTCTTCCTTTTTCTTTATCATCACCGCCGCCACCAAATAAACTCTTAATACCACCAGTAATTCCACTAAGGAAACCACCATCAGTTTCTGGTTCTGGTTTTGATTCTGCTCTTTTCTCCATCTCATTTTGAACTTTAGCAGATGGTTCTTCTTTCTTATCATCACCATATCCATAACTGGACATATCTCCCATCAGACCACCCCCCACAGCATGAGTGACTCCATTCATTCTCTTTGGAAGATTGGTGCCACCACCCGCAGCATTCATTGATGCCATAGTACCTGCACCATATTTACTGACAGCACCTCTACTCATAACAAATTCACCAGGTGCCAACATGGCAGGTACAGTATCTTTGTTCGGTCCACTACCAGGAACAATTCCACCACCCTTCGCATTTATCTGATCCTTCAAATCCAATGCTTTATTCTGCAAGTCAGTTGGATTTTTAGGATCATAATCTTGTCCAGCAACCTGTTTTTTGGTCTCTGGTCCATCCTTTCCATCAGCACCATCCTTCCCATCAGCGCCATCCTTCCCATCAGCGCCCTTGGTCAAATCTACATCATCTTTACCACCATCAGATAAACTACTCAATAACATTGCAGTGCCACCAACAACACTTAAAAGTTTTGCACTCTTACCAATACCAAATCGTTTGACTGCACCAACAAGTGCGGGTATTATAGTTGATATTAATTTGGCAGTAAATCCAACAACTGCCTTTATAAGAGTAACAGCAAAACGTCCTATACTATTTCCAAATAATAAGTATGCCGCAAGTAATAATGGCCAAGTATTTTTAAAGAAGTTACCAAGTGCTTCTATTTTCTTTTCATTGTCTGGATCAGTAAACCAGTCGAGAATTTTAATTAATACAGCACCAATTAAAATATTCTTAATAAAATCAAATATTCCACCCAATAATCCTTTAACTGGTTTAAGGATTTTACCAACTCCGGATATAAAACTCTTTATACCACCCTTCTCTAGTTTATCTTCTTGACCAGATCTTTTCTGTTTTTCTGCACGCTTCCTATCTTTCTCTGCTTGTTTTGCAGAGAGTTTTTGCTGATTCTTTAAAATTCCTATTATAGAATTAACGCCCTTTAGAATATCCTTTAATGGATCACCACCAGGTAAGAGTTTTGTATCTTTCTCTTCTTTCTTTTTGGGTTCAATATCAGGTGGTTTAACTTGCTTCGATTTTACAATCGCACCACTACCTACAGTTCCAGGAAGTGCCTTTCTGTCCTGGAACTGGTTTTTCTTGCTCATCGGGTTTCTTTTTATCAAAGAAAGCATCTGGTTTTATTGTTGTCTTCTTCGCTTTAAACTTTGGGTCTGCTGCCTTTCTAGACTTTCTTACCTTTATTACTTCATCTAAAAGAACTTTTGATTTCTCATCACCAGCACCTTTTGTCTTGACTAAAATTATTGCAATCGCTTCTTTTAAGGCACTAAGATAATCCTCTTCCTCTGACAAATTGTCAAGGTCAATACCCAACTCAAGGAGGATATCAATAGGGTCAGAGGACTTAACCGCCATACTTTCGCTGCCGCTGCTCTTGTTTTTCTTTTTCTTCTTTGAGATGTTGCTTTAGAAGTTCAACATAGATGTCTCGTTCCCAAGGCATCATATTTTCAATCTCAGTTAATGAGTATTTATGATACTGTATCAAGGCAAAATTGAGTCTAAAATAAGCCTCAAGATCCATATGGATCATGCCTAAGCGAAAAAACTTGCTAACCCCTCCAGGAGAACTTCATTTTCCTTCTTGGTATTTGGGTTTTTAAACTTCACTGTATGTGAAAGTTTAGGCATAGTCTCAAAGAAAGTTTCAATTTCTTTGAATTGAGTGGAGTTCATTTGCTCAAGAAAGTCTTTAATTTCTTTCTTTGTACAATCCGCAGCAGCCCATACTTCTTCTTCGCTATAAATTTTATCAACACAAGATGCAATCAGATCAAAGGATTGTTCCAATTGATTCTTCTCGTTAAAATCAAAATTATTTGAAATGAACTGCTCCAGCGAGGGATACTTCATTTCCATCATCAAGTTATCATCTAATTTAATCTGTCGGGTATGATTATCACTTTTCTTTACCTTAATTTCATCCAAACCAATGGTAACTTTTACCTCAGTTTGTCCATCATCAGGTGAGATTAAATTAACTTCAACTTCTTCACCTACAGATTTTCCACGAATGTTAAGGAAGAGATACTCAATATCAAATGTAGGTAGGTTCTCTACTTTAACTCCTTTAGTCTGAATACAATTCTTAAGAACAGATTTGATTGCAGTCGTAATCTGTTTGGTATCTTCACTCTCCATTGCAAGGACAAGAAGTTTTTCTTCCTTGACTAGAAAAGGTCTATACTGAATTGTTTCTTCTGTCGATGGCAATTCAAGATCATACTTGGGTGTAGCAATCTTTGGTAATGGCATAATAACCTATAGATATGTTTCAGTGTGATTATTTAGAGGGGTTTTTTTATTCTCCGCGAGCAAACGCATTAATTTCTGCTGCCAATGCTGGAGAAAGTTTATCACCAACCTTACCTTGCTCTCTAACTTGTTGTTCCGTAGTCAACATAAATGCTCCAGTGGAATCATAAAGACCTTCTCCTTCAGGTCCAGTATTCTGAATAACATTTTGTTGAACATCAGATGCGTTCTCTTGAGCGACTGGTGGTTTCTGAGTATTTGATTGATCAGGTTTTTGTGCAGTTGTAGATACTTTTGGTTGTTGAGTTGCTACCTTTACATCAGTAATAACATATCTTAAGTATGTCATAGACACTGAACACTTTAAAAGACTGGATGAATCATAACTCACTGGCATAGCAGAAACTGAAATTGGATATGCCCCAACGAATTCATACTCCAAACTATTCCTACGATTTCTTTCAAATTTTACTATCTTAAGTCCTTCACATCTATATTCTTTCGGATAATTCATTCTATAATGATATCCAGTATTATTTAATTCTATTTCTGATCCATCTGCTCTAGGTCCAGATTCGCCTGTCACAAATCTCATCCAACCTTCAAAAAATCTAATCGGCAAATATCCATCTGACTCAACATAAAATGTAAAATCTATCCTATCATCATACATTCTTCTATGTGCATACCTTTCGGTTACACCAGTAAAATCATTCTTAAGTTCAAAAGTTGCAATAGAAGAACCAGGCAGAGATGCCTCAGAACAAGATATGTTTAAGGTCTGTTGTTCTGCCGTTGACGGTGCATATTTCTTTAATATGGCATTAAGATTACCTGCACCCACAGGAATTTTTACTTCATATTGAGAGGTTAGTGCCGGTTTTAATAGTTTATCTTTTAAACTAACAATTGTAGTTCCATCGGTAGACTTACCGCCATAGACAACTTCTGTTTGATTAGGCATTTATAAATAGTTTTTACCTTATATATTATGTATGGCAGAAAGTATTAAGAGTAAATACAGACCATCATTTCCCAGAAAATATAAAGGTGACCCTACAAACATTATATGTCGAAGTAGTTGGGAGCGCAAGTTCTGTCGTTGGTGTGACATGAACGAGAACATTCTCCAATGGGGTAGTGAAGAATTTCATATCCCATACATCTCACCTCTTGACCGTAGGATACATAGATACTTTCCAGACTTTATAATCAAAGTAAAGGAAAGTACGGGTCAAATTAAAACTTATGTGATAGAAGTCAAACCAAAAAAACAAACTAAACCACCTAAAAAAAGAGAACGAGTTAGTAAATCATACATTTATGAATGCAAGACCTGGGAAGTTAACAAGGCAAAGTGGAAGGCCGCTGTTGAGTTCTGTGAGGATAGAAGAATTGAATTTAAGATTATCACAGAAGACGAACTAGGTATCAAATGAACCGCATAGAACCTAACATTTCAGATATTAAATCCGAGAAAGACCTTGGAGAAAGAATGGAACTTATAATGTATGCACTAAATGATACTGTGACACCAATACCTGAAGCAGGAACTATATGTACCTTCAAATATTTTGCAAAGACACCTAAATTAGAATATGATCAACACCCATTAGTTGCAGTAAGTGATATATTTCCATGGGGATTTCGTGGAATTAACTTTCATCTCAGAGATTATAGACAATATACCTGGCAAGAACTAGGAACTCAGGTTTATATTGTTCAACAAGAAGAACTTGATGACCTTATGTCACTAAACTATAAGAAAATGGTGCTAAATAAGTAAAAAGATAGTCTGTAATGGCATCAGCAAATAGCAAAGTAGCTAAAGTAAAAACACAAGAAAGTGGTGCCTTTGGTTCCAAAAGGGATGTAAATAATTTTTATCAAACAGAAGTTACTACTCTTGGTGATGGTAGTATAAAGAGAGAAACTTATAGAGGTGACTCAACTAAAGATGGAAGTTTAGTAAATAGAGTTTTAATTCAAGAGGCAACAGTTAAGGATGGAAAAGAAACAAGTAAAACAATATCGTCTAATGCATCAGCAGGTGAAAAGGCAGCATTAAATAATCCAGACTCGCAATTGAGTGGTTCAATAAAACAGCAAACTAAAAATGCTGGAGATATAGTTCAAAAAAATGAAGCAGATGCTGCTGCAGGTGGACTTACAGATATTGGTAAAAAAAATCAAGAAGTACTTGGTGGTGGTTCGGGCAATGATGCAGAAAATGATAATGATGCAGCTGCAACCAAATCAGCACCTGGTTTACCGACTGAAGACTCAGTAGATGGAACTAGAACAAAATTCCCAACCATAGTTCATCCTACAGGTTTAGGTAAATCTAAGCAAGATGTTATTAGGTTTGATATGATGGAATATCAACCTCAAGATTTTGCAGCAACAGGTCAATTTGGATTTACCAGTGGTCGCGTTGGTAGTCGCGAAAGGTCAATTGGGTCAGTAACTCTTCCAATCCCATCAGGAATTTCCGATCAAAGTTCAGTTGAATGGGGATCAAATTCAATGACTGCTATAGATGCTGCAAAAGCATTGGTAGCAACAACCGCAATGCGGGCAGCTTTTAAATAAACCCGCAAGCGCAATAACTGAAGCGGCAAAAGGAGTGGGAGATGGCATAGGAAGTCTCATGAAAACAGTCAAAGCTAATGATCAAGCTGCTGGCACAGCAATTGCCAATAGTTTTGCTGCTGCCGCTGCAGGTGTAGATGGTCAGTCATTATTATCAAGGACAACTGGTCAAGTTTTGAATCCTAATATGGAACTTTTATTTAAAGGTCCAACACTAAGACCATTTCAATTTACATTCACATTAGCTCCTAGAGATGAAGATGAAGCAAAAAGTGTAATATCTATAATACGATTTTTTAAACAGGGAATGGCACCAATTAGAAGTCAATCAAACTTATTCTTAAAATCACCACATACTTTTCAACTTCGTTACCTACATAGAGGTGAGGAAGGAGATGGTGGAACTGGTTTACATTTTAAACTGAATGCATTTAAAGAGTGTGCTCTTCAAACTGTTGGAGTTAACTATACCCCAACAGGAAATTATGCAACATATCAAGATGGTACGATGGTAGCATATGAATTAACTTTAGGATTTAGTGAACTGGAACCAATATATAATGATGATTTTGGTATGGGTGGCGGATCAGAACTAGACGACGCAATAGGTTTCTAAAATGTCAAATTACTTTAGTCAATTACCGGATTTCGAATATGTCAGCAGACTTCCTGATTCCAGGATATCTGATTACATTACAGTAAAAAATATTTTCATGAGAGGAAAACTCAGAGAAGATATTTTCCAAAATGCATCAGTTTTTACAAAATATAAAGTTAAAGGTAATGATAGACCAGATAATGTTGCATTTGAAGTTTATGGGGATGCCAATTTAGATTGGTTAGTGTTGACATGCAATAATATTTTGAATGTATATGAAGAATGGCCTATGACACAAATTAATTTTGAGAATTATTTACTAGAAAAATATGAAACCTATGATAATATCAATGCAGCACATCATTATGAAACAACCGAAGTCAAAAATTCTTCAGGTGTTGTAATTGTTCCTGCTGGATTAGAAGTTGATTCAAATTATTCAATATCATTTTACGATAGTGTCACTGAGGGGATGACAATAGTATCATCTCCAGTTATAGAAGTAACGAATTATATGTATGAAGAACGACTTCAAGATGATAGAAGAAATATTTTTATCTTAAAACAAAGATTCCTAAACGTAGTCAAAGATGACTTAGAAGAAATGATGGAATACAAAAAAGGTTCCACTCAATACATGAATGGAACCCTTAAGCGTGCTGATAATATCAGACTATTTCAGTAGATTAATATATGCTGCGATAACCAATAAGGTTAAGCACAACTGATTATATCTCATCACTCTTCAGCAAGTTTCTGGAAGTAGGACAGAGCATCATCTTCATCAGAGTCAGCAGACTTTGTTGGAGTGATGTCAGGTGCATTGAAGTCTGCCGCAGGAGCACTCTTTGCTGCCCAGTCAGGAGCAAAGTTACCGCGAGAGTTGTCTTCGTTGTCAGTCTCTTCATCATAACGAGCAGGTGCAGACTTCTGACCCAGAACCATCTTCAAACGTGTTTGTAGTTGTTCATAGGACTTGAATTGATCTGCTGCAACAAGTGATGCAAGAGAGTATTGCTTGGTCCACAACGCTTCTAGTGCATCATCATCATCTAGAAGTGGTGAAACTTTATCAAACTCAGATGAATCATAGTTCCAGTAACCTGCAACTTTCTTCAGTTTCAGTTTGAAGTTAGCACCCTGCCAGAAGTCAAAGGGATTGATTGGAGTCTCATCCTCAAACTCAGGTTGCATTGCTTCCATAACCTTATCAAAGATCTTCTTACCAAACTTATACAGGAAGACACGACCTTCATTCTGAGGGTTAGCCTTGTCCTGCACAACATAAATGTTGGCATAGTAAGAGAGTTTGCGTTTCTGCTTACGGACAGTATCTTTATCTGCTTCGTTACCGCTGTTCCATAGTTCGCGGTTGTACTCAGACACAGGGTCTTTACCACCAGTTGTGGTCAAAGAGTTTTCGATGTACCATCCACCAGGACCCTGGAAGGCATGGGAATACATCTTTGCCCATGGGAGTTCTTCACCATTAGGTGCGGGCAGGAAACGGATGACGGCATAACCATTGCCGGTCTTATCCATTTCGGGTTTCCAGAGACGCTCATCAGCACCACCAGAAGTATTGTTCATCTTCTCAACTTCCTTAACCAGTTTAGATGTAAGGGAACCAAGAGAAGATTGCTTTTTAAGATTTGCGAAAGACATAGGATTCTTTAGATTTTTTGGATTTGGTCTGTGTGTACTTCGTTATTCTAGACGAGTCAATCGTCTTTGTCAATCTGCTTCTTCATAACATCAAGCATTCTACTCATGTTATTGAAAACAGAATTCATATCAGTGTTGGGAGAAAGTCCCATCATTGCAGCAGAGTCAAGAATGTTCTGCTTCATTTTTTTAGGCCTTCAGGATCGTCAGATAAACTCAAACGAGTATAAAGAACTTTTTGTTTTTCAATAAGTCTTTCTAGAAGTGCTACATGAAAAAGTTGTTCCTGACTGGTCATCTTAGGAAAATTAAAAACATTACGATATACATCATCTTGCAACTCACTTATTTCCGTCATTTCTGCACGGACAACATCAGAATCAAAAAAACTCATTTTCTTAATACAACCTCTTTAACAATTTTTTTGTAACGGAATACATCAATATTTAGGAATGGAGAATACTTTTTCATTCGAAGACTTACGGTTTCCCAGACAGGATCTTTTAGATCTTTATCCCACTTGGTCCTGAATCCAAGTATCTTATCAAGGATAACCATAGTCTCAATTGATATATTCTCTCTTAGATATTCTTTTAAGATTAGTGGGTGACCTTTTTGACTTGAGAATGCAGAGTCTATCTTATTTTCAATCAAAATAGATTCTACTTCCTCTTTAAAGATATATGATAATGATTGATTCCTTTTCTTCCATGCAGTATACCGACCTTCTCCTTCTCGAATCATCTCTCCGATCCAGAGTTTACTTGGGTCAGTGCAAGTAATAAAGTTAGATATAAAGAATTCGATTACTTCTTTATCGTCCTTGCCTCTAGCAAGTTTCTCAAACCAGAAGCGATCTTTTCGTTTATAAAAAGACTGGACAGTCGCACGACTCTTCCCACAATACTTGTGATAGTCATACTTATCTTTCGTAAAGTGATTCTTTAACGAAAGGTATTGCTTATAGGCATCAAAGGGCATCATGAAAAAAGTAATAGGGTCAAATTTTTGCCGGAATTTTTTTCAGGCAAAAATGAAATTAAATCGGTAGTTTTGCTCTAGAACTTCTCTTCAGGAAATTTAGTTCTTGAGCCTCACATTTAACCTTTTCTTTTAAAGGTTTAGTAATTAACTTGGGAACAAATTCTACGTCAATACCATTCTTCTCACAGAAATGAATGATAGCATCAATGTATGATATGCTTTTAGTTTCTTGAACAAGAGTTTCAATCTCTTGCGTGAATCGAGCAGGACAAAAGAATTTACTCTCTAGTGCTTTTTCTAGTTCATTACCCATCCTCTGACCCAGTATTGTGATGTACAAATTCTTTAATGTATCTAACTAATAACTTAATATAATCCCCTTTGTTTCTTTTGTCAAATACCTCAACTTCACCACCTGGTGTAACCATAATGGTGATGAGTTTTTTGACGGGGATACCAGTTAGTTCATAATATGCAGCAGCATAAAAAGTTTCTTGAACGAAATAGTTTTCTAACCATTTCTCAGGTTTAATTTTTTCAGAAGTTTTAAAGTCAATGACTGCAAGTTCTCCTTCATATTCAGCAATGCAGTCAACCCTACCAGCTAAACCAAGATACTCTGAGTACAAGGTTCTTTCGATAGCGTGTACGTTATTTATCTTATCCAAATATGGTTTAGCATGATGAAACATAAACTTTGTAAGAGGACGAAAGTCATCCCAGTTTATTTCATTGTTCCGCATGTATACTTCAACTGCTTCATGGAAATCCGTACCACGGGTAGTTGCTCTTTTAGTAATGCGATTTGCTTCTTCAACACCAACTCTCTTACGCCACTTAACAAAAATTTGTCGGTTATAAAAAGAAGTTACAGACGTAATAGAAGGCACCCAGTCTCCATTAGGTAAGTTATAGAGACGGATGCCAGTTGTTTCTTTCTTGTTTAGTTCAAGGTCACCGAGATAATTACAATGCTCAAAAATCATAAATTCAAATCCATTTTTGCAACTAAGTATTCTTTACACAGACCAGATCTAACAATATCCTCAACACCAAATTCAATGATATCCATCGATGGCATTGTTCTAAGGATTCTCATGAAATCTGAGATACCATTCTTCTCTGTGGTTTTAATGAGGTCAGATTGTGTTGCGTCTCCACAGAACATAATCTTACTATTTTCACCAATCCTTGTAATTATACTATCAAGTTCGTGAAAATTCAAGTTCTGAAATTCATCAACAATGATGATTGCATTATCAAGAGTTGTACCACGAATAAAAGATGTACTCCAAAAACTTACAGTCCCTTGATTCTTAAGATTGCCATACAACATCTCAAAATCATTATCATTTGGCATCTCAAACATATACTTTACCATATTCTTATATGGAATCTGATAAAGAGAAGACTTATCTCATGGTCACCAGGTAAGAAACCAATCTCTCTGGTTGCTACAAGAGACCTGACAATGTAGATCTTATCATAAGGTGTCCTTGTATCAAGAACATCTCTTAGAGCATTGTAGAGGGTGATAAACGTCTTACCTGTACCTGCTGCACCATAAGCAACGATATTTTGATCGTTCTTATAGCAACGAAATAGTTCTTGCTGATTTTCTGTTAACGGTTCGATGGGTTTCATCAAATCCGTATTGATTGGTTTCTTTCTTTTCATCTGTCTGTTAGACATTCCGAATGGAACTGGTGATTGAGACTTTTTCTTTGAGGTCATACGCTATAAAAAGATTAGAAGAATTAACCGTAGTATCGGTTTTTACTGACAGTAGCACCTGGTTGCTTTGATGCTTTATGCAAAACATCATTCCATCCTGGATGGGATCTTTTAAGTTTATCCTTAAAGTCTCCCACCTCCCCGTGACCGGGAAGGGTAGATGGATCGCTCCAGTCCCTTGTCCAGTCAGGGTTCTCTTTACACCATTCATTCCATTCATGAATACTCATCTTGACTTCTTTTTGTTCGCCAGACTCTCTATTAATAACGGGATATGTTGCCATAAATCACCTATTCGTATTTTTATTTATTCCATTCCATTGCTTCCGCAACGGCAGGGAATTGTTCGCAGAAGATTTCTTTAGCACCTAATGCAAGATCCATATGTTCCTTCTGTGTACCGTTTGCAGAACGCAAATCGATATAATGGAATCCATGACCGAACTGAGCCCGTCATGTAAATTTTTGTGGGACATGCCAAAGGAAGCACAAAACGAGCACACTCCTTTGCAATCGACGCATCAAGCATCTCTTTGTAGAGATTCATTCCCTCTTCAAAATGTTTTTGCATTTTGATTTGGAACTCTTGTCGGGTAAATGCATCAATATCATCAATAGAATTCTGACGATTCTTGGTGTCTTGTCTGCGTAGTTCAGGTAGAGGGATCTCCTCCGCGAGTAAGGAAGAATCAGCATAGCGTTGTGAAAATTCTTGATATGTAAATGAACGATGTCGCAAGCACTTGAGCTGCAATTCCTCTAGTAGTATTCAACTCCAGAGTCATATATGCTTGCTCAAAGATACTCCAGTGCTGATGCTTCACACAATACTTGAGGAGTCCAGAGAACTTTTCATTCTCCTGGTTGTTGGGGTTCGACACACGGGCACAGTATGCCATGTGCTTCTCTGCATCAGGAGTTGCGCTGATTAGTTTTACGTTGTTCTCGTTCATCAAGTGTCTCGTTAATAATGTCTTTTAGTTCTTGTCTTTCTAAATCAGTAAAGACATTTCGTTTTGGTATCACCAGTGGTGGATAGGATTTCTTTGATTTTGATTTACCACTACTAGGAAACTCATCCCTTGTGTATCTATCTTATCCATCGTCGTCCTCAAAAACTTCGTCATAATCTAATATGTAGTTGGAAGCAGGATCATCAAAATTTTCTTGCTTGGTCGTGTATACATCCACATCAGAGTATACCTCAGACTCTAGAGCATCAACCAGTAGTTTTAGATTCTTTACTATCAGTTTTAGTTTATCTCTTTCCATAAAAAATGGGAGGTTTCCCTCCCATCATAACACTATTTAATCGGTTTGACAATCACTTAGTGTAAGTGCGTCCACGATAGCAGAAAGTCCCGTGAGACTCTTTGCTTTCTACACAACGAGTAGAATACTCAACACCACGGTATGAGGTGTGAGAGATCTGTGCGTCATGAACAGCAGATGCTTTGTTGATCTGCTTCTTGATGATGTTAAGTGTGTTCATTGTAGGTACTCCTAAAGTAGTTGGATTTTTAGGTCCGTTCCTTTAGTCGTTTGCGTCCCATGGATAGCAATCAGGTGTTGATTCCTTCATGACCTCAATCAATTCCACCTTCATTTCAGGAGGAATATTCTCATTTGTTTTCATCCGAAACATAATTGAATCGGCTTGAGTACATGTGAGTGATGAATAGAATAATAATTCAATCATGGGATGAACGGCTCCGTTCCGCGACTTACTTGCGTCCCACCCAAGAGTGGGATGAACGTCAGGTCTTATTATAGACCTCATATCTTATTTAGTCAAGTGTCTTCGTATCAACACGAACATTTATAATTGTGGTTATTCAAATAATGCAAAGGTCTCCTTGAGACCACCACGATGTTTGAGTCCGATAGAGATTTGTGGATACTCTGCATTTCCACCAAACTCTGCATGAAACTGATTCTCTGTAAAATCTTCGTCCAAGAAGTATTCATGGAAATCTTCATGAATACTTTTCAAGAGCATACCAGCTCGTTCACATTCTTGACTACCGTTACTGTAAATTACTGCTTGCATCTTCGTATACTTCCTCGAATGGGAATAAATTTTTTACTTCTCTTACTGGATTGGGAGAAGACTTATGAATATAATGATAGCGTACACACTGGAATTGTCTATCCCATGTTGTGATTGTAACATAATCATTAATCACGTTGTCTCCAGTCATCAGTTTTTTCATGAGAAAACCAGTCTGCAATGTCATCGGCACTACCGAACCCTGATGAATGATTAGATGGATCAGGGTCCCCAAGGTCCATCTGGTTCATAAAATCATCAAGACCACCTTCCCCCATGTCAGGGTTTCTTGATTGTCTACGTGCTTTCCTTAGTATTGATGATGCACTTTGATTTGACTTTGCTAATTTATTTGCCCAGATCATGTCAGATAAAGATACTTCTTCGTTAAGAATTATCTTCTCGCAGATTGCTTCAAGTCGCAACCTATATTGGGTAGAAAGCATACGTATTTACCTGCTGGTATATTTATTCAGCACCATACTCATCAACAAGTTTTTCAACTTTTGTTTTTTTGCCATGAAGTTTTTCAATCTCATGCATAGATGATTTTGAATACTTTTTTATTTTTTTATAACTTTTGATGAGTTTTTGAATCTCTTCATGAGGCATTTCAACTTCTACATCAAATAGTTTTTTCTCAAAACCTTCACTCATTTTCTTTTCTTCTGTTCTTTTGGTTTAATACCCCAGAGTTTTGGATTGATAGAACCATATCCAAAATCAATTCTTTGAACTGATCCCTTTCCATATCGATCATAATACATATCAAACATCTTTGATACTTTATTGCATCGAGTAAGATCCATACACTCTACGCCATCAACGATGTACCAGATAAGTCTTGCATCTGTAGGAAAAGACTTATCATTTGCAATCTCATGGGTTGTTTTCTCTAAGAGAATTTGACAATCATAATCAGATGGATTAATTTTACTTTCCTCTGACCCATAATTGGCCATTTCTTTCTCCTCCGTTTTACTAGGCATTTCGCCTAATTGATTTGCCATCAGGAACGACCTCCCCACTGAATATCAGGATATGCTTCAGAAACCATATTTTTTGTCAATCTATATTTGTCAGTAAGAAGTCCATCCTTTACCTAGAATAAGAATCTCTGCTTCTTTAGGATGAAGTCCTCTGAGAATGTTAATAAACATCATCTCTCTACGGGTTTTCGTAAGAGAATCATTGCCACCCTTCACAAAGTTATAGAGATTAACCCATTCTTTGCGGAGAGAAGTTTTGTTTCTACCATCAAGATCTTGTCCCGTTGCAGATTCACCACCTGACATCTCTCTAGAAATATTTTCTGAGAGAGAACCTGCATATGCAGTTTGTTCAGTAGGTTCAGCATAAGGAACTTCACCCTCAGGAACCATAGAGATAACACTCTCATCAAAGTTCCAAATCAGAACAGATTTAATTGAATTGTCCTCATACTTCTTTAAGATTTCTACTCTCTTTGCAGAAGATCTTTGTGCAGAAGCAAGTTCCAGAACTTCAAATACAAAAGGATTGTTTGGAAGTTCAACATTTGCTGTGATTTTTGCAGGTGCTGCTTTCTTTGCGGCAGGTGCTTTTACCTTTGGTTTGGTCACCCTAGGTTTTCTAGTTGTTGTCTTCTTCGTCGAGTTCGTCATAGCCATTTTCAAATCGTACTGCTAAAATTTCGTCAGGTAATACATTACCATTCTCATCAAACATCTCTGGATGAGTATAAATTGGTTGATTTACCCAGGTGTTCTCTCTTGCTAACCATCCTACCACACCTCCTACAAAAAAGAACATGATTGAAACAAGAGTTCCAATCGTAAGTGTTACTGCTAACATTTTTTATACTCCAGAGATTATTTCTTTCTGATGTCCAGATAGAAGTTTAAGTGAAAAACAATCTCTCTTTTGAAAAGAGCGACCATATTACCAAACTTTATCTGAAAAGTCTTTGGTGGATCTGGTCTTCCCCTCCTGTTGCGTAATAGCAACTCTACCCCACGATTTATGTGAGGGTCTGATTTATTTAGATTGCTTTTTTCTTCGTCCAGGTCTTCTGTCACGACTATACCTCCATGCATCTTCTAAAATACCATACAAATATGTTTTGATCTTTCTTGCTTGTGGTTTAGGAATGTGTCCATATCCTTCACGAAGTTGTTTATGTTCATTATCAGAACCACCAGCAAGATATTCATCAAGGTCCATAGTGAGTTCACTCAGTTCAGCAGCAGTGCTACTTTCAATGAAATGATCTATTTCATGTTTCTTAGTTTTATTATCTTTTAGATAATCATAAAACTTTAAATTCATTCTTCCCTCAAAGGCATTGTCAATAGCATGTTCAATAAGATCATAGATGTCGATGAGGTTTTGTTCCATTAGACCAGTTTTTGTTCCCTTAGATATTTGACAGTTTCCATACATCCACCAATAAGTTCATCATCTTTGACTACTCTTGGGAAGGTAGAACCTTCTCCAAATTTATCATAGAACTCTTCGCGGGTGAAGTCCCTGTTAAGTTTATATATCACATGCTTAATTTCAGCATACCTAAAAACTTCAGAAACTTTATCACAATAAGGACACCCATCCTTTGAATATACTGTAAAAATCATTTTACAACTCCTTTCCAATCGTTTTCAAAAATTTCCATACCTTTGTCTGTAAGAATATGATCATACATTTGATCTAAAACTTTAGGTGGCATCGTACAGATCTGTGCTCCATTATACCATGACCTGATAGCACGTTGAACATTGCGGATTGATGCAGACAGAACCTGTGTTCTAATTCCTATGAATACGATAGAGCTCAGAGATAGATCTGACAACCTCTAGACCTGCTACTGACTGGTCGTCTAAGCGTCCTACAAAGGGAGAAACATATGTTGCCCCCGCCTTTGCTGCCAGAACCGCCTGAGCGGCACAGAAGATAAGTGTGACGTTAACCTTGATGCCTTGTTCAGAGAGACGCTTGCATACAATCAAACCTTCGCGTGTGCATGGAACCTTTACGGTACATACACTACCAAACTTTTCATACAAACGAATACCTTCATCGTACATATCAAGGTCACTACCCATCACTTCCATACTGATGTCCTGAACACCAATATCTTTAATCTCTTGATATACATCCTCAGGATTACGACCACTCTTTAAGATGAGTGATGGGTTGGTTGTGACACCATCAACTAGTCCAGTACTAAAATATTTACGAATAACTTCTGTGTCTGCTGTATCTAAAAAAATTCTCATAAAAAAAGAGGTCCGTAGACCCCTAGTATATCAATCTTTATCTTGTTTGTAAAGGTCCTCAAGTCCGTTCTCTGCTGAGATCAATATACATCACTTCTTCACCTGCTTCAGGTGCTTCAGGATGCTTTGGTTTGGGAGGTTTACTCATCTCTATATTAATAGATTGAATGTTACTCCACATCATTGCAAATGCAGCGCCACCAATGGCAGCAAAGCATACAAAATAGAAAAAGACTTCAAAGTTATTCATACTTCTCCTTGAGTTTGAATTGTTGCCATTGTGTTATGAAGTTCTCCAATATCACGGAGACCTTCGACACTGAACCAGGGAGCATTAGCCCAACTGAATCCTTCACCCATTGTACTATCGGGTGCTGTGATGTACCAATGACATGCTGTGTCTGGTACATCTACTGAACACTTAGACCAATCGTCACTCCACTGTGGAACTTGAACCCACATTAGAGCAGCAAACATAATACTGTATAGTGCTTTAATCATTTGTGAGTCTCCGTTTTATGAGATGATCTAATGAGAAATTACCAGGACCACTGAGGACGATACATGCTGCACCTCCCCAGTAAAGAACTAAGAGTTCTAACAAGTAGATGTTAAATCCAGATGTAACTAGGGCATGATAAATTGCGAATGATATTGTACCTAAGATTGCCAAGGCACCCAGACGAGTGCCAAGTCCAAAGATAACCAACCAACTCCCCACAATCTCAGAGAATGCTGCGAAGTATGAGGAGACGATTGGGAATGGAAGATGCAATGGTCTTACAAATGCATCCGCAAAGTTTTCAATGTTCTCTAGTTTCTCATATCCATGATGGATAAGCATAGTGCCTATCGCTAAACGAAGTAATAAGAATCCTAGAGATTGAATCACAATGCGTTACCTCTAGG